AACCAGTTAAAATGAGTGATGAGCAAGTTAATCTAATTTCTAATATTCTTAAGGATTTGCTAAAGGATGGGTCTGATGGCAAATCAGACGAAATTGCAAAGTTAATTGTAGCAAAACTCAAGCAACAACAGGATGAGAAAGCAGAAGCACAAAGTAAGAAGTTGGATGAAGTAAATAATGGTCTTGATGCAAACAAAAGTTGTTCTGATTGTCATCGACCTAATATGTATTGTAATTGTCCTTACTAAAAATTGAAAAATTTTTTTTATTATTACGTAATAATTGTAATAATATAAAAATGGGACAAATTAAATCAAAACCAACCGAAACGGTATTTTGCTCACTTTGTTATTACATGATGGATAAAAATACACAAACAATTCTTGAACCATGTAAACATACTCTCTGTAAAACATGTTGTAATGGATATTCATATAGCATGAATTATAAGATTATTTTTTGTCCATTATGTAGAGATAATTATAGTCAACATCCAGTGTAAAAAAAATTATTTTATCTTATAACAATATGAGCAAAAAACTTAATATATCCAAGTACAAATATATTGGTAAAGCAAAAGTATTTACAGTTGAAAAAAATGATTTATTTATATTAGATGCTTTAATGCACGATGGTGGTCAACAAAAATATGAACATTCTAGTAGAAAAAAGTATTCTGAACATGGTGGTTTATTAGATTTTGATAAACATGGTTTAGAAAGAATTATTGTTACTACTCATAAAGAATCTGATCGTGCAGATCCTGAAATCTATTTTCCAGAAGTAACTGATGATGCAGATGATTATGAATTTATGTACCATACTCACCCTCCAACTCCAACACCAGGTGCAAGAGCTAAATTAGGGATAGTTTATGAAATACCATCATTATCTGATATTCAAACATTTATTATTACATACATAGAGGGTAAAACTCAAGGAAGTATTATAGTAGCTCCGGAAGGATTTTATATTATCAGAGCCTTAAAGAAAACATTAAACCCTGATGATTATCAATTAAATGAATTTATGCAATCAATAATGTATATGAATTATAAATTTGCAGAAAAATATAAATTTAATGTAACAGTTGATATATTTTACAAACATATTATTACTAATACCAAATTGCAAGTAAAATTAAAACAATTAATAGAAAAATACACTAACGATGAATTAACAATTGATTATTACAAACGTAAAAAAGATTCTACTGGAAATTGGACAGTTAAAAAATTACATTTAATAGTTCGTCCAAAAGAAAAGAAATAGATTTATAGAATATTTTATTTATAATATAACATTATGAATACAGAACAAATAACAACCCAGCAAATAAGTTTAGGATTAATAGTAATATTTATCATTTATTGTGCATTTTTTTGGCACTCTGATTCCTTTACCAATACCGAACAATTTGATTTATATGATGACATAGGTATTCCTGAACCAGTATACAGCAAGAAATGCTGTGGAAATAATTATCAAATGACACCTGAACCTAACACCGATCCTAACTATAATAAAACATATTTTTCTTCAAATATAAATCATTTAGGAGATGGTGACACAGAACAAGGATGCAGATGTATGACACAAAAAGATATTGATTTCTTAAGTTCACGTGGAGGTAATCATCACATTTATGACTAAATTATTTGCCTTTAGTTAGGTTTTCATAATATATTTAATCTTTATTACGTCAAGATTAATTATAAAATTTAAAATATTAAATTATAGATAAATAATGAACTTTTTAATTGAAACAAAACAAGAGTATACAATTCATTTAGTGAACTCATTATATCCACTTATTTATGATGGATTACAAAATATTTATGAAGAAGCAAAAAAGAACGCTAAGAATAATGATGAATTAAAAATATTTCAAATTTTATTATCAGGTGTTCCCAAATGGAATACTAATATTATAGATACTGAATATCAAAGAATCATTCGATTAAATAATATACAAGGAACTATTGAAGATTTGTTAAAGGCTGTTATAAAGTCTAACATTGTTGTATTAACAAATACCAATATGGCTTACAGTGAAGAATTATTAAAAGAATTAAATATTCAAGATGATTTTAAGAATTTTGTTCATTTAGTTTATATAGAATGTGCCAGATCTTTTTATAATACACCGTTTTTGTTTTCTCATCGTGATTCACCTATTGATATCAAGCGTAATCAAGCAGAAATATTTAAAATAATTCAAGAATGTATAAAAAATGCAGTTAGAAAGATGATTCCTTTACAAATTACAATTAAGACATATTTAGAGAATAACAATAATAAAATGCCAAATGATATGGAATCAGAAGGGAAACAAATTAAGAGTTTATTAAAATCAGAACGTAGAAGAAGAAGTGAAATTACACCATCATCACCACGTCAATTGCATGATGTAATTGGTACAGAAAATAATGTTATATTAAAGAATAATAGTAAAACATTTAGTTTTAATAATTTTACACCACAAAAAGAATCTAATACAGAAAAAACTTTAAGAGATTCTATTTTAAATATTCAAACAGAAGAGAAGAATAGAAATGTATTTATCCCTCCTGCAAAAATGAATATGAATAAAGTATTTAAGACTAATAATAATAATTCTGAATCATCTGTTTATTATGATGTAAGTAAAAATAATAATAATAATTTAATAGAAGAATATAGTAATATTAATAAACTAAATGCAGTAGAAGAAGAGGAAGAAGAAGAAAAAAAACCTAATCAGGACGTTAAATCTTTTAAATATTTTTCCCATTTAAATGTATAAGATGAATAATTTGTCAATTGATAGTTCTTACATAAAATATTTAAAGATGCCGTTGGTATTAGCTATGGTTGGAACATTTGTGTACTATGTAATAGAGAGATTTGATTGTTACATAAATGCTAGAAAGACAACATCTTTGAATAGAAGAAGTATTGTTGTTTTTGTAATATTAATAGTTTCTTTGTATTTTATTACAATGGATGAGGGTGTTCAACACGGCGGAGAAATATTTACGGATATAGGGAACTTTTAAAAATACATATTCTTATGATTTTTAATAATAGATATTTTTATTAAAAATTTTTTGTATTTTAGTGGTATGAAGGAAATTTCTGTTGGTGGAAAAATTATGCCTGTTTCAGATTTTGATTTAAATAAATTACGTCATGGAAAAGATGGTAAATTTTTAAATCCTAGAATATGTATTATTGCTAAATCAGGATCAGGAAAAAGTTGGGTAGTTAGAGATATTTTATCTGTTTTAAATGATATTCCAGCTGGTATTGTTATTGCACCTACAGATAAATTAACTAAATTCTACGATTCTATTTTTCCGTCTTCTTTTATTTATCATGATTTTAAACCTGAAATTTTAGTTAATCTATTAGATCGACAAGATCGAATATTTAAGAAAAATATTGAAAGACAAAAAAAAGGAAAAACATTGATAGATCCACGTGTATTTTTAGTTATGGATGATTTACAAAGTAAAAAAGATGCATGGATTGATGATCCATCGTTTGTTTCAATCATGTGTGAAGGTAGACATAGAGCAATTACTTTAATTCTTGTTTTACAATATAGTTTAGCAATTCCTCCATCAGTGCGTACAAATTTCAACTACATTTGTATGCTCGATGATGTAACATTCACAGGAAGGCGAAAATTATACGAGCATTACGCTAGCTTGCTTCCAAAATATGAATATTTTGAGAATATTTTTAATCAATTAACAGAAAATTACGGAACAATGATTATTGATAATGCAAGTAATTCAAGAGATTTAAATGATAGAATTTTTTGGTATAAAGCAAAAGTAAAAGATCCATTTCCAATATGTAGTTCTAAATTTATTGAATTTCATGAACAAAATTATCAAAAAGAAGATGATAAGAAAAAAAATATTTTTAATATTAATGAATTATGTAAACCAAAAGGAACTGGTTTTATTGTAAGTAAGGTTAAATCACATTAAAAATTTTTATAAAAATTGATATCCATTTATCTAAACAAATAAATAGATATAAATAATAAATGTATTATTTTTTGCCTGTTGCCTCAGCAATAACGTTAATTTTAATGCATCGATATCATAATGTAAATAAACAATATGATTTAGAAGATATGTCAAATGAAGAACTTTATGAATATGTAGACATATTAGATTTTTTATATGATATTAAAATTAAATTTGAATTATAATTATAATATGACTAAAAAAATATTAACATCTGTAATTCCAAATATAGATACACCCAATTTATTTATTAGAATTTATGATATTATAAAAAAAATTGTAACACCTCCACCACCAGGAAATATTGATGAAAGCAATAAAAAAGAATTAGAAAAACCATTAATATTGAAAAGAATTGATTCTAAAGAGCTGATATTATTATAATAAAATATATTATATATTATATTATAATGTTTGCTGAACCAATTGATTTTAAACGTCAAGATGAAGGTCACACCGCACATGGTCCATTAACATGGACGGTAATTACCACATATTATCAAAATAAGGGAACTTATGCTCATAAGAAATATGGTGATAAACATGTTTTAACTGGTCCATTTGCTGGCACCCAAAGTAATAATAAGGAATTAGTGTTAAATCATTATACTAAGAAATTTGACTGGAAAACTGTTCATAGGGTGATGCATCAGAAGAAATGGCAGTTATGAGTAACATACTAAAATATTCCACCAGATTTCACTTCGTTACATCGGCGTAATATTTTACAATAGATCCATAATTCAAAGGTTTCAATGTAAATTGATTCTTCCCCGATGCTAATATACTATCCAACGTACTTTCTTTATAAAATGCATTATATTCATATTCTGTTTTACCATCCCGTTTAAAATCAATTAAAATATCATTATTTTTTATTTCTTCCATTGTAATTGTATCAAATGAATTTGCAGGAATATTTTTATGACCAATAAATGGGATATTTATTAATTTTTTAGGTTCTACATATACAAATGATACACCATAATCATTATAATAATCTTGATAATTATCGTTGTTTATGTAATTATGATAAATAGTTGATGTAGGTGTAGTAGTAACTACATGAGTAGTATTTAATTGAGTCGTGGGGCTAAATATAGGTGTTGTAATATATTGGTGTGAAAACATAATTACTTATATAAATTATTATTTAAATCTTTATAATGTATCTAATTTTCTTGCAGCTTTAACCTTTTCATCAAAAAATGTAATATTTGATGGTTCAATATTTGCAAACATATTTCCAAATAAATCACTCAATGGTACAGGATTTTCTTGATCTTCTTTAAATGTTCTAGGGATATATCTATAAATTATTTTACTATTATCCTTGGTAAAATACATTCTAGAAAATCCAAT